ACTCCTTGTTAAATCGATCACCATTATACACCGTGTTATTCTCCTTAACAAGCGAACTTGGCTTGTTTTTTCGTTGTACGGTGTGAAATTCTCCTACATGTGTAGTATTCTCCGAAGGGATCAAATCTATATAGGTAAATTCTGAAACTAGTTTAAAAGTTTCCGACGGTGGATCATTTATAATGTCTGGAGCTTTTGTTGTGTAAATCTCAACAAAAAGCAAACCAGCAACAGGAAGAGGCTTGCTTTTTGTTTGAAAATCAAACGTAAAAACTCCATCATTTGTATCGTTTTCTAATTTAGCCTTGTACTCGTATAGTAATTTTGTAGGTGTTGTCGTCCAATTTCCATCAATATCTAAATAATAAACACCTATTCTAACAGCAAAATAAGCCCTTATTTTTATAGAATAAGTTTCTGAAAAATTAAAAACATTTAATTTGAAGCTACCTTTAAATGTGTATTCAAAATCAATAGGCAAATCTATTGAATCGCTAGTAGCTAATTTTATAAGTGTTGATTCATAAGCATATAAAGGAAGGCTGAAAAGTCCTTTTTCTTTTGTTGGGTCAAAGATAAGTTTAGGAGCTGCGCTTGGAAAATTAATAGTCCAATCGTCATACGGATTTAAAATGTTACCGTTAAATTTTAACCCTGAATTAGCCACTAACCCTAAAGCCGTGCCATACTTATAACCGAGTCTATAAGCGCTAATTGCTCCCTTTATTTTTTTTCGTTGATTTGCTCCGCAATGATGAGGGTAAAAGTTGTTTATTTGAGATCCTAAAACGCCCGTGATGTTTTTTGTATTTAATCCAGAATAAACTCCCGACTCATTATACCTTCTAAATTTAGGATATTGGTTTGCATACAGCTCGTTTGGTTTGTAAATATACCACTCACCGTCAACTTGTGTTATTACAGCCTGAAATATATCCAAAACAGACTTCAAGACCTCCTCGCACGACATAATAGTGTTGTTGTCTGTTTTTACAAATCTATCCGCTATAAGATAAATTTTTTGCAAAGGATCTAGCGTGTCGCTAGGAATTAAGCCATCGTAGTAAGTGTTTATATAGGTATTAATTTTCATTGAAATGCCTGTCCTTTTTAAGCAATAATACACGATGTCAAACGCTTTCATTTTGCCAACAAAAAAAAGCCCGTTATCCTGGACAAAAGATAAGTTTTCCAACACTCCAAGTCCGTCAATTGCGGTAAAATTGATATACCAAGCATCTTGCACGAATGATTCAAAAACATCATCAGGCTTTAAAAATCCTCTAAAAACCAATTTGTTATTTTTGTAAAATCTTACCGTAAAAGACTGCTCATCATCTGTGTACAAATCTGATAACGTCAAATTCTCGTTAGCCTCTAGCTGAATATCTAAGCCTGTACCTCTGAATGTGTCTAAATGATCTTTTGCGCTCCCCTTTGTTATTGTCGCTTTTCCATATATCTGCGTCGCCCCTCCAGAATAGTTTTTTTTATTTATTCTGCACAAAAAAACATCACCATTTACATTATCATATTCGAAAAAATAAATAAGGTTAAAATCTTCATTATATTCAACATCTTGAACGGATAGCGAAAAACGATTTCCAGAATCAACAGAAGTAGTTACTGTTAAACTTTCTATGTTTACAAAGACTTCAATAGTATCGTTTACTTTAGTGTAGGTGATGCTGGGGTGAGAATAACTACTGTTTAAAAAAGCTACTGTGTTATCAATGGTTTGAGACAAACTAGGCAAAATAGCTATTTGAAAAGGTGCATTATCTGGCAGTCCTACCTGATAATAATCAACATTTACCCCTAAGAATGTCCCTATAGGAATAGCTAGCCCATCCAAGAATAAAGCAAACCCAAAAGCATCAACTACTTGCGGATTTTCGCTATATGATATTATTATTTTTTTTGCCATTTTTATATCCCTAATGTGCCACCTATACGACTATTTTTCGATAACGAATTACTCAAAACTCCTATTAACGATGTGCCACTGATTTCAAATACAACCGATCCGTTCGTAAAACTTCCTCCGCTTCCAGAGCTTATAGAGCTTGCAGGACTTGAATAGTCTCTGCCTGTTGCTCCGCTACCGCTCGACCCCTCATTGCCACCTCCTCCAATTTTTTTAGAACTTGCAGAAAGTGCAGCACCGACCGCTACTAACGCAATACCCGCAGCGGCTGCAACATATGGGTTGGCAAAAGCTTTTTTCAATGCTGTTACAGCATAGGCGTATGCCTGTGTTAAAATTCCAAATTTTATCATTTCCTTACCTATATTGCTAATCATTTGGCCTAGAGAATTGACTAAAGAAGCTCCTACGGCTTGAAACACATTTTGACTCTCAGCCAAAGCATTGCCTATAGATTCTCCCAATCCAATCAATGCCGCCTCCGTGCCTTCTTTTAAGATGTTATTAATATTTACTCCAAATTGGACAAAATCAGCCTCCCATTGTTTTAATTTAGCTATAGCTTTTATTCTTGCTTCGTCTAGCTGTATATCCATTCTTAACAGAGGAGAGTCTACAGCAAGCCCGGGAGCAACAATCCCCCCTCCTAAAAATCCTTTCTCGAAATCAAAACCTTTAGATTTTTCTTTTTTAACTTTTGCAGTTTTTGCAGGCGTTTCCAGTAATTTTATACTACTAGCCGTCAATTTATTGATAATATCTTGGCGCTGCTGCATTGCTTTTGTCCCAGAAAGAATGGCTTCTCTAGCTTCTTGCTCTGCCTCTTTTGTTCTTTTTACTTCCGCATTTCTTCTAGCGGTGATTTTCGCTAAATCCGCTTGGCTCGTTCCCGCTTTGGCTCTAGCCTCGGTCAGCAACGTCTCCCATTTTAACTCCTCTCTTAAAGTTTCGTTTTTTGCATTTATAAGCCTAGCATTGGCTTTGTAGATTTGATATTGTATTTCCGCACTATCAGCAGATAGTTTTTCCGCTATGGCTTTTGCGATTAAAGCATTAGTAAGCTCTTTAACCACAGTAGCAACGTCACCAGTTAATATCTTTTCTTTTGATAAATTACCAAAATAGCCCGGATATTGTTTTTGAAGTTGCTCTACTGCTATAAGTCTATCTTGTTTGCTTTTAGTTTCATTTTGAGCAACGCTTAATAATGCCTTTAAGCTTATTATCTCCTCACTAGCTGCCTTCGCCCCTTCTTCACTTGCTTTTTTCAAAGCTCTAGCATTTTCATCAAATCTGCCCGTTAACTGGTCGAATACATCGCCAACACTTAAACCCGCTTGACTCATATACGTTAATGCGGTTGTGACCAATGAAACGGCTAGCAAAATACCTCCAGTGCCTAGCAGAGAAGCACCAACGGCTCGCAATGCGTTACCAGCACCGCCAACAGAGCTACTAAGGTTCGCAAATGACTCAGCCGTGGCGGTTAAGTTGTTTCCAATACCCATGATTCCAAAAGGGGCGTCCTGCGCTATTCGTGAAAATTGCGTAAGAGTATTGCTCCCGTTGGCTGCCGATCTATTAAAGCGATCAGAAGAAGATGTCGTTTGATTTAGGCTATTTCTTAAAGAGGATAAGTTGCTAGTAGTCTCGCTTATCCTTCTGTCTAAGTCTCCAACATCAGCACCTATCCTTACCCTAGCCTCACGCCTTCTTTCAAGTGTCCTAAGCTGTCTTTCAACTCTTGAAATCTCTTCGCTTAGGTCGCTCGAGTCTCCTCCTATGGTTACGCTTAAATCTGCCATTACGCTTGTGTTTGGGTTAAATAGTTTCTATATTCTTCTAAAAATCTCTCCTTCACTTCTTCAGTAACGCCTTTAGAAGCTTTACTACTTCCCAAAGGTAGGAATTTTTCAAGAGATTTTGGTAATTTTTTATAGTCTTGATATGGAGCAACTAAAGCGTGATATGCCATAAACCTTACTTTTTCCCATTCTTTTTTTTGAACTGAGTTATAAGCAAAAAAGCGAATTTGAAACTCAGCATAGGTCATGTCATAAACATCGTCTAATTTCTGAACCCCAAGTTCGCCAATAGCAAAACAAATAACATCTTTTATGATGTCTATTTTTTCACTTTTTTTTTATCTTCCGTATGCTCTTGCTGTGGCACGTGTTTCACCATAGATTCAACAAAAAAGCTATAAAAATCAATAAAGAAACTACAAGTTGCGCCACCTAATTCATCAATCTTATCATAGAAAAAGTTAATGTCGTAAACTTCATTTTTACCATTTCTTTTATTGGCATAATTAGCAGAATGAAGCATAACCTTAGGAACAAAAAGTAATATGTTTTTTCTTTCTTCTTCTCCTAGCTCGTTTAAATCCATTTCGGTTTTTTCGCATAACTCTGCCAAAAAACCCAATCCAAAATGAAAGTCTATTCCTTCAATAGTTGCTTTATTATTTATCATTATGCGTGAGGGTTAGTTTCTGTAATATCTCCTGAACCGTCAAGTGTTAATGAGAATGTACTTAATTCATCTCCTGCTCCTTGGGATAATTCTAGCTCCGTAATTATTGCCGAGCCGTAGTAAGTACCTGTTGCTCCAATACCAGTGTCTAGCTTCCAATCAATAGCCGTTTTTAGCTTTTGTTTATCTAGTAAATAATCATGAGAAGCCTTTGTTGTCGCTCCTCCTACACTTGTAGTGTCAATATACTCTCCATCTGCAGAAATAGAGTAGCTAAACACGCCCCCTTGTTTAATTACAACTCCTGGGTTGCACTTCGTTTGAGACTCGATAACAGATAAAGCCGTGCTTAAGCTGTTTGACGTTAAACAAGCCACAGGACGGTAAATAGCGCCGTCGTATATGCTTAAAATTCCTAATTCTCCTTTTACTGGTAATGCCATATTGTCTTATATTAATGTTAATAATTAATTATTATTAATTTACCTTTCAAAGGTAAGGATTTTTTAATACATTTACAATGTCGAATGCAAGCGATATTAAAAATTTAATAAATTCTCCCTTTTGAGTGCCTTGCATCACTTTTTAGGGAGTTTTTTGTATTATGGAAATCTGGAAAAATGTTAAAGGATATGAAGGGATGTATGAAGTTAGCGACTTAGGAAATGTAAAAAGCTTAGAAAGGTCTGTTTCGTCGCCAAGAGGTTTAAACAGAATTATAAAAGAAAGGCTGTTAAAACCCAGCAAAAATAAGGGAGGATATTTATCTGTAGTACTGTCAAAAGAATCTATTTGCAAAACTAATCCAATACACCAACTTGTGGTAAAAACATTTTTAAATAAGGAAATTAAAGGAAAAGATTTTGTTGTTAATCATATAAATTTCAACAAAACAGATAATAGATTATGCAATTTAGAAATTGTTACATTTAGAAATAATACAAATAGAAAACATTGCAAATCTAGCAGTAAATATACGGGCGTGAGCTGGTTTAAAAGTAGAAATAAATGGATTTCTCAAATAGTTATAAAAGGTAAAAATAAATACTTGGGATTGTTTACCAATGAGATTGACGCTCATTTAGCTTATGAAAAAGCTTTAAAAGAACTTCTAAATCAAAGTGATGTTAAGCCTTAAAAATGATCTGAATATTATTTCTGTGTCCGTAACAGTTTCTAGTTGATTTTCAAAGGTAATGCTTTGATTTAATGTATCAAAATTCTCGACAACCAACGTAGGCAATAGCAATGAATAAACGGATTGCTCTATGTTTGCCAGTAAAACACGACTACCTGTGTTACCACTAGATGTTGTTTTCGTGTATATCTCGATTAAAATGGTTGACTCCCATCTGTACTCACATTTGTTACTTTTGTCGACTTCTTTTGTCTGAGCAGTCAACAACACGTAATTAAGGGGCGCATTATTTGCTCTGCTATCAAAACATTTTATAGTCTTAGTATCTACAACGATGTCATTTATCCTATCGTAAATAGCTTTTCTTATATAGTTGTCTGGATTAATAGTTACCGCCATGGCACAAATATAATCATTTTTTATTTATCTACGTCTAAGATTTCTTAGGACGTTTTTTAAGTTTTTCAAGTAATCCGCTTTACCTTTTACGTAAGCAGGGTATAAAAAAGGCTGAGGATTAACACCTGCGCCTAATATTTTTATAAATATCCACTTAGCCCGCTCCTCTGGTATACCTTTTGATCTGCACCAAACTTTGATGCTTTCCAATCCTTGCGCAAAAGTCCCTATTCTTGAACCTCTAAAACTTTCTGCCATTTTTTTAAATTCAGCAGGAACTTTTACTTTTGCTCCTGTTCCAAACTCCATATAAGCACCGTACATCTCGTTTACCGTGACTTTATATTTGCCGTCTTCAACTTTTGAATGCGAAATACTTTGTGCCAATTTCCCGAAATTTTTAGGCGCTCTTTGCTTGGCATCCTGTTCTATTTGAAAAGCAATAGCTTTAGTTTCATTATCTATTTTCTTTTTTGCTTGCTCCCCAAAAGAACGAATCATCGTTATAGTTTGCCTAACTCCCTGAACTGCCATTTGCAACTATATTTATTTCCCTGAATAATTCATCGTTGTAACGAATATCGTTTACGGTGTATTTATTATTTTTATAAATTATAAATAAATTGTCAATGTTATCTGGTGTTATTTTATCGGTAACTCTGATGTTGAATGACCAATTGTTCTTAATATCACTCGCTCCAAGCTGATTATCTCTAAATGCTGAATTTTGCTTAACTTCCGCCCAAAACTCGCCCAAAAGAACCGAAATAGGCAATGTGCCACCGAAACCATCGGGAACCGACGAAGCCATATATACTCTTACTTTGCGGTTATATTTTCTGGCTATTACAAAAATCTTTTATTTAAATCTAACGCTTCTTTTACGCTCTCTGGAATCAATGTACTATTTACCTGCTTTTCGCTCTCATAATACCAAACTTTAATCATTTGCAACATGGGCTGAATCAGGTCGTCAGGGACGGCTCCTTCTGCATAGCCTACATTTAATTCTACCTCTTTAACATCTGGATAAATAGTGTACAACGCCCTCTTTAACAAAAAGGGAGTAGGCGTTGTTACTACCGAGTTAATAGGATAGTCGTAAACCAAAACTTGACAAGCCCCATTATAGGTAATATTTCTTTGAAAAAGAATATGATTTGTGCGTTTTTCGACATATAAACAAGCCGCCTTAATCATGGAGGTTATTAGTTCGTCGTCCTCTGTTAAATCAGTATCGATACGAAGATAGTTCTTAGCCGTTTCTAAGGATATTACCGTTAAATAGCTCATTGTTAATGTTTTTTATTTTTAGGCTTATTAATGTAAGGCTCTTTCTTGTCTCTGGACTCTTCGCCTACTTTTGTTAAGATAAAATAATTTCCTAACGGGTCATCGACCTCTTTAGTTTCTCCTTTTTTATTCTCTAAATGATCTTTTAAAAACGTGATTTCCATAATGATAAATTTATTATTTCAAAGATAGTAAAAAAAATGTTTGTATATTAAAAAAAGTTTCGTAGGTTTGTGGTGTGTTTAGTTTAATGGTAAAACGAAATCGAAAGATTGTCACGCAAGTTCGACCCTTGCAGCACAGCTAGAAAAGTTAATCAGAAGTCGGAAGCTGATGAACTTAATTTAAAAACAAGACTCTTTAGAACTGCCGACTCAGTTTTATTGGGTCTTTTTTAATTTATAAATATTATGAACGAGCTTTTTAAAAACCAAAACACAGAAATAAGAATCGTTGAAGATTTCTTAACAATAAGACACAAACGCAAGGACGGAGAAACGATAGGACTTAACATTAGCATCGAAGATTTAATAAACAAGCTCCCCGAAATACTATTAAAAACAGAAAACGATAAAAAACAAAAAAGCTTGGTTTTTGATGTTCAATCGACGGCTTTTACAGTACCAAATGAACACGGTATCGTAAAATTAAAACTTCCCTTTGGTTGGGAAAAAATAAAACATTTTAAAGCAGGAATGAAGGTAAAGGTAAAATTAATTAAAAAATAAAACAATGGAGTCAGAAATTATAGGATGCACATCAGCAGGATTTGAAGAAAAAGACGGTAAATTTACCGCATTTGAGACGCTACAGAAGCATGTTTATTTTGTAAACGACATGAGCATTGAAAGGACTAAAAGAAAATTTATAGAGCGTTTTATTAGAAAATTGCCTATTGAACAATTAGAAGCTACATTTAACTTCAAAATGGAAGATGTAGAATTGGAAGGGCAATATACTGAAGGGAGTCGATTTAGTTGCGAGATTAATAAATAAAAAAAGCCACTCAATAATGAGTGGCTTTTTAGTATTAACCAAAAATAAGAATTATGCAGTTGCAGTAGTTCCTTTGATAAAGTAATCAGAGCCGTAAACTGGTAAAGCGAAGTTGCCTTCAATACGAACAGTTACTTTATTTTCTCTTACGTTTGTTCCATCTTGCTCGAAAAATTCAATTCTCATTGATTCCTGAGTCAGTAATTGCGCTCCTTCCATGTCTCCAACGATATAATCAGGAGCCGTTAGGGCGGTTGTAGGGTAGGCTGGAATACCTAAGAAAGATAAACGACCGCCTACAATAGTCACCCCTTGTGGTAAGTCATATTCTCCAGAGCCAGAAGCTTTATTCAAAAAGAAAGAATAATAAGCCGATGGACGCATTGCAATAAAGTTAGCTTCTCTTTCGAAAGCATCTTCTAGTCTTGAAACATCAAGGATGATCTTCTCTACCAAAGACAAAGATATAGTAGCCGTAGAAGCTGTAAAATTTCCAGCCGTTAAAATTCCTTTTAAGTTTGGAGTAGTTCCAGAACCGTAAAGGATTTGCTGATCTAAAATGTTTCTAAATTTCTGAGGCAATCTTCTTTGTAAGTACGAGATAAACCCGGGAATATTTGACATTGCTTTTCTGGTTACTCTGATCCAACCAGCAATTGTTTCAACTTGTACGGTAGCCTCTTCTAAGTCTAAATCAAATTGAGGTTTCATTGCTCCCTCTGCAACTGGTGCGATGTTGCCCTCTCCTACACCAACCTCACGCATAAATGTAAACGAGTTACCCGGACCAATTGTACCACCGGGCAGTATTTCATCCATATGTACTTTGCGAGAAGGTGTCATGATGATGTCTGGAGCAAAAACCTGACCATATCTGTTACCCCCTGTCACGTTAGCAGTGGAGAAATCTCCAACGGCTTTGATTTCAAGCTCAACATGCTTGCTCTTTTTGTCTCTGAAATCTTCAATTTCCTTAGATTTAGCTGTAATAGCTTTTTCAATCGCATCGTTAAAGTTTTCGTTTTTAACTTCAATTTGATTAGCCCCTTTAAGCTTGACATCTAAGGCGTCTGCATGGTCTTGAACCTTTTTAATATCGGCAAGAAACTTTAGTTCCATTGCTTCTTTTGTTTCCTTTAGCACGGTTTCAAATTGCGCTTTTTGAGCTTCTGTTGCTGTGTTGATTTTAGCTTCAAACGCATCGATTGCGCTCTTTACTTCCGTTGCTGTTTTTGATTCTAAGCCTGTTTTAATTGCTTCGAATTCCGCTTTTAATTCTAGCTCTAACGCCATGTTATTTAAATTTTAATTGTTGAGAAAATGATTTTAATGTATCCAAAATAATCGGCTGTTCGTCCAAAGTGTCAGGCTCTGACGGCTCTTTAGAAAGTGATTTTAATAATGTTTCAATTTGTTTTAATGTAGGATCAGAATAGTCTAAATTATATGCTTTTTCGATTAGTTCCAATATCCCGTAAGCTGATTTAATATTCTTTATCCCTTGTACAGTGCTTAATTCGTTGGCTCCCCAACTAGATAAAAAAGAATATTCCATTAGCTTATATTCGCTAATAATGCTCTTGTTCTTTTGATCTCTTTGCATTACCTTATAACCAATGGATAACTCAGCGTTTAAGCCGTTTTCATGCATCAGTTTTACGTCCTGAAACATGTCTCTACCTAAATCTTTATTCATATTAAACTGACTCGTAGTAAGTAGCCCATATGTATCTTTAGTATCTATATTTAAAGGCACGCCAATCATCATTTTTGGATCATGATCTTTAAGAACCCTAATGCGCTTAAAGTTTTCTTTTACCGTCTTTTCAAAAGAGCCAAAAGCAGAAATATCTCCGTCACTGTCTTTGAAATTATAAGCATTAGCATAAGCGGTTACTATTCCTTTTTTTTCGTCTAAATCTTTTAAATCGTATGATAATTGCTTAAAATCCATCTTAATTTGCTTTTATTATTAATTCCCCATTTATATCTCTTTTTGGTATAAATGCCACTGTACATCGGCAATTTATGACTTCATGAGCAGGGGCTTTATTGTCTCCCGGATATTGCAAAACTGCTCCTGATTGCATGACAAAATTATCCTCCAAATCAACGACCTGATTATTCTCTATCATGTGGTCAAACCTAGTCCTATTGTCACTCACGGAAATCCATTGTTTTTGCAAGACTAAATCAGACATTTCAGCCGTTCTCATTGCTGCGTAATTGCTGGCAGTTGTTGTTTCCGTTCTCGCTATTCTCAATGACTGCCATTTGTAAAATGTTTGATTTTTTTCAATGATAGCCTGTATTGCGTTTCTTAAATCTACAATAGTTCCGTTTACTCCTAAACTTTCCTGTATTGATTTGATAACGTCCTGTATTAGCGTATCTCTAACGCTCGTAATCCTCAAACCTCCTTCATTAGACAAAAATAGCAAAATTTCTTTCAATAATTGCTCATTAAACAAAACATTTGCTTTTTTTACCTTTTCTAAGTCTTTGTTTATGCGATTACCATAATCAACTCCGATAGTACTGTATAATTCTTTATACATCGCAAATATCTGCTCTTTTGTAATGTTTAAAGCAATGGTAGCCTCGTAGGTTGATAATGTGACGTTTTGATATGGCAAATCTTTCAGAATTTTAGATATATGCTTCTGAACTATTCTATACGCTTTTCGTTCGTATATACTTTGTTGTTTTTGCCAATTCATTAAGGTAAATGTTCTTTTATTACATCAAAAATTATTAATGTAATTATAAAACTTAAATATGATATTCTCGGTTTTGTTATAAATCTCCACATAACTTAAAAATTTTTAGCTCATTTATTTAATAATAAAATGATAAATCAACTGCCCTATTACATTTCCTGCTAATAAAGTTAAAAAGAACATTGCTACAAGCTTCATTTCCTCCTTATTCATAACCTATAAATTAGCATCATTAATAACCCCCTCGCTTATATCGTCAATCCTTTTCATTCCAGAGCCTATCCATACCGTGTCCATCCCATCGTCGGAAAGCGTCTCGTATTTAAAAACTGTTCTTACCTCATTTGGGGTGGTGTATATCTCTTTCAAAGCTTGCGCTTGTTTTAGCATGTCTTCCTGCATTTCTGGAAGTTCGGTAATATCCCATTCAATTACAGCATTTTCATAGCCTTTAAATCTAGGAATAAAGTTCTTGTTTAATGCGTGTTGCAATAGCGTTAAGTCTGGCTGTATATCGTCAGTTATAAGCTGCTTTCTTGCGCTTGCTGTGTCTGTGTTGCCTAATGAAGCTTTTCCGTCTGCGTTTAGTAGCTCATCGGGAAAATTCAGAACATTGCAGATGGTTTTTTGATCCCAATTAAGATAATCAAATGGTTTTAACTCATCCGTCGTCAATGATATTCTTTGAAAACCAGTCTCAACAGAAGAAGCTCCAATCTTACCTAAACGTCCTGTGTCTTTATCCATTTCTACCAGTCTATCCTTCAAGGACTGCGCTTGCTCAGGACTTAAAGGTGTTGTTTTTCCGTATAAGAAGCCATACGCACCAGAAGACTGCAACATTTTAATATTGTTATCCATGGCACTATTCTGACTATTTATATTTCTCAGCCCAGCTCTTAACGGAGATTGTCCGTATAAATGGGATCCATTCATGTCATAGTTCGGGTTAACATACTTCACGTGAATGACCTCATCAACCATGAACTTTATCCATTGATTGCCCTCAACCAGCATGTAGTAATCAATTGGGGTTTCAGTAGTTAGCAAATTAGCATCTTTTTTTAATACTATTTGCATCAAATGAGAAGGTAGAACGTAAACCTGAATTGGAACGCCTTTGTTTGCCCCGTCTTCTGGCATCACCATGTAAAAGTAATAATTACCCGTTATCTTCATGTAGGTTTTGAATAGCCCCCAAATGTCCGCCCATGTCTGTGTAGGATTTGGTTGTTCTAAAGGAAAGGGAAGTTCTTTATCGGAGTAGGCTTTCAGTTCTAGTTTTGCTTTTTTTACCAACTGCAAAACACTTATATCTCCTTTGGTGGCTAGTTGAAACTGCTGAAGCTTGCCATACTGATGCTTGTCTTGTATCTTTTTAATAGCATAAGGCACAGAAACAGTTTTAACCGTCTGTTTATTTATGATAGAAAAAACGGTAGGATTTTCGTTATATCCTTTATCTAGGTAGGTCTTATTATCGTAGTCATACTTAGCGTACCCGTTACCCATCCATTGAAAAAACGCCTGATTAAACGAATTTTTCGATTTCCCAGTGAATTTTTCCCAACTAGCTTGTATAAAATTTTGCGCCATGTGTCAAAGATATAAAAAAAAATATTACATTATGAAAAAAGCTTGCTTACTTGCTAAAGTTTCCATTTCGTGGTATCTTATAGCGTCAATAGCGTGATTGTACTTGTCTATAGGCTTATTAAGTTTGTCATTAGTCTTTTTATCCTTTTTCCAAGTGTACTTTTGCAATTCCTCTATAACATTTACAGATTTTCTAGTAACTAAGTAATTTTGTTCTTGCATTAATTGAATACCAAAATTAATGCTATCAGCACCTTTTGAGACTCCTTGAATCATACTAACTCCTAAACGCTTTATTTCTTCAATACTTTTTGGTTCGGCACAATCAGCGTAAACCATTATATTTTTAGGTAGATAATCAGCAATATCAGAATTAACCAATCCTTTTTTATAACATATTTCGTTTAAAATTCGCTTATCGTTCCATTTGTAAACCTCAACTATTGCTGTTGGATCATTTGAATACCCAAAGTCCATCCCTATACCAAGTAATCTTGCATCTTCTGGAATAACATCTATTTGCTGCCAATTATCAAACACAACTCCGTCAAGATTCCCAACCATTCCGAGACCGTAAACCTTCCATTTATTAGCCCAATAGTTTGATTTAATGTTTTCTTCTTTAAATAGGCTTTCAAATGGTAATGTAGGATTATGAAAACCTTTTTGTTTATAATCTAAGATACTATCTACCTCGCTTTGTGATAGAAATTCGTTATCTTCAAAAGTAAGAGTAATAAAATTATTTTCGTTTATATAGTCATCACCCCAAAACAAACTATCAGGGTTGTAATCTATAATAGTTAATTTAGCACGTGAAATAAATTGTACAGCGGTATCAATATCCATCTTATCCGCTTCATTAATATAAATTATATCACGTCTAAATCCTTTACCTACATCATTAACATCGGCACCTAAAAAATCAATATAACTTTCATTTTCAAACTCGTGTTTGTTTTCTGATTTATTAAAGTCTCCAACGCTAAAAACGCCCCAGTCTTTTGCTATCTTTTTATAGTCACGAATAACCGTTCTTTTCATTTTTGATAGCTCTGAACTGATAACAGATATTTCTTTCGGGGAAGCTATTAAAGCCTGAATAAGCAATTCGATTATAGAAACAGTTTTAGACGCTCCTTGACCTCCACGAATAACAAAAACGCTTTCTTTTGGATTATTCATTATTAAATCCAAAATCTTGTAATATGCTTTTGAGTACTTGTATTTATTGTCTTTTTCCAATGTCTGGTATGTTTAAACCTCCTTCTATTTTGGTTTCTGTTTTTTCAGCAAGATTGTTTAGACGAGCAGTAAGGCTCTGACTGTAAATCATGGTCATGCCACCGCTTATTTGATCGTTCTTTATTTCTGCCTGTATACGTGATGAGATGGGGAAATAATCTTTATAGCTTTCGTTTTTATTGTCAAAATATGCGGTTAAATCAGGGTAAGATATTTCGGTGTTGTCGCAAACAAAACATTCAAATCCAACCATTGTCAGGGGTTTTTCTCTCTCTCGATAAATTTCAGCCGCATCTTTCCCTACCCAATCTTTTATAATAGTCGGATTAGCTTTGACTTTTTCTTTGTAAGCGACAAATAATTGCCATAAAGCCTCTGGAGTTTCTATATATTTGTTTTTTGCCATAAAACAAAAGTACAAAAAAATATTAAACAAAAAAAACACCCCTTAAAAAAGAGGCGCCTTTCTACCACTAACCAAAAAATATTAATTATGAAAATTCACTTGCAGGTGAGAAATATAGTATTATGAAAATTCACTAATGCAGGTGACAAATGTAGTAATGTTTTATTTAAAATCCTAATAAAATTTATTTTTTAATATTGTCATTTATGTATTTTGCCATCTTCAATATTTGATCTACTCTTAGATTATAATAGGTGTTTTCTTTGTCAAACCAAGGGTTATTACCGCAGGTGTTATTTTTTTTTGCCCATTCTTCGGCTAATTCTTTTTTAGTTTTTATTGCCATGTTAATAAAATTTATTTATGAATATCAGAAATCCAAAATGGATATTTTTCTGTGTATATTTTTTTATTACCACAATTAGAAATATATTCTCCTTGATCTATTTCCATCCAAGAAAATAAAGTTTCAAATCCTGTAGATGTCTCATAACCAAAACAACCGTATTTAAAAACTACTGTTTTAGAAAATCCTTCTTTTTCTGTTACATCTCCTTTTGGTGTTACATAAGGAAATGTTAATGTATCTCCCTCTTTTACTTCAATTCCGTTTTTATCAAATATTCCGCTTTTCATCGTTAATAAAATTTAGTTTCTTTCACGGCAAAGGAATTTCCTCCGCTCAATAGTTCTGTGATTGTGTCTTGCAATATCCACAAAATGAATGCTACGAAGATAATTAGTGTTGTTGTTAAAAATGTTGTCATTGTTTTAGTTTTTAAGATTACCATTCGATTATCCAAGCGTCTTTTATTATTCCATCCCAATCGCCTTTATAAACTTTAAAGCCATTTAGGGTAAGCTCGAGCATCTGTTCGTAAGAAAAATACATAAAATGAGGAATGAAAGTTTTAAAATAACCATTGGCATTTTCGCATTTAATTTTTTCATAAATTGAGAAATTGGTGCTTAGCTTTTGCAAATCACACGCTTTAATTTGTTGCTCTTGTTCTTTCATTGTTTTAGTTTTTTAATATTGTTTTATCAGGTTTAACATTTGCAAATTTATTTTGCAACTCTTTTGCTTCTTTTCGATTTCTCCACGCTTGGTGGAAAATATCTTCTTGCTTGCCTAGTGGGCGACGTTTATTTACGCTCATCGATGTATTTTTTTAAAAGTGTTTTCCATGCTTT